AGAACATAGCCGCTAGTAGGGTTAGATTGATTTAAATGGCTATCAACATCGCTGTTGCCGTAACTCGATGCTGGTGTGCCAAAACTAAGTGTGCCTGATCCATCAGTTTGCAACACTTGGTTTGCAGAACCATCAGACGTTGGAAATGTAAATGTACTACCAAAACTTGCAAAGTTTGCATCACCAATCGGTGCAGTTTTAACAAGTCCACCCATACCACTATGGGATGTACAATAGTAATATAAATGATCTGCCGCGTCTTGCTCTAACGTAACTTCAACATAAGCACCTGACGAACCTGCCGTTCCAACTGTTGTAATCCCTGTCGTAAAGGCTGATCCACCTCCATGCGTGCCGTTTGATGTTGTGGAAAACGCTAACGGATGTCCACTGTTGCTACTATCAGAATTGTCGAAGCGATAAGTTATACCTTTGGAAAGCGAAACAGTTTGTTGTTGCGTACCATCCATGTAATATTTGCCACCTGCAACCGTAACCGTTATCGTGGCAACTGCCGCCTTACCAGAAGAATTAATACTAGGCGCAAAGCTTGCTAAATTTCTGTTTATACTCATGACTTTTTCCTAAATCGCGTATTGTTGCACTTGTAAGATGTCGCCAGTACTTGCGCCAGAAACTAACGTCACTACGCTAGTTGATATTGAATAGTCTGTAGTTGGCAGTAATAAAATCCCATTAAGATAAACCGCACTTTTATTTATATTGTAACTGCCAGAGAATGCAGTCTGACCGCTTGTTGCGGTAAATTCTGTTGTGGAATAATTTGCAGATGCACCGCCATATTCGACAACCTCTACTATATCACCAGTTGAAGCTCCAGAACCAAGCACAACGGCAGTCCCACTTGTCGCTGTAAATGAGCTTGCATCTAATTTTGCGCCATTCATAAACACCAAGATATTGCCTACTGTGTAGTTCACACTGAATGAGGTTTGTCCTGATGTCGCTGTGAATGCTGTAAAATTATGCGCTGCTCCTGATAAAGTTAGATCAGCCGCACTTGGGCTAATAAATACATAAGCAGAACCACTTAAATTGAGTAATGATCCTGTTGAACTACTACTGAGCGTTCTTGTTAGTGTCGTTCCGCTATGCGTGTATGTACCTTGACCTATCTCCCAAGCGGTACCATCCTCAATAACGTAACGGACGGTATCCCCATTGGAAATACCGCCATCAGCAAATGTTTGGTAGCCACTCTGAGCAGACCCAAGACTAACTGTTCCTGTTCCTGTTGTTGAAGTAGCTACCTTGACCCGATCTGCAAATTTTACCATCTTTACTTGCTTTCGTCTTTGACATCATCTTCTTCGGTTTTTTTCTTCTTTTCTTTTAACTCAACCGAAAAATCTTTTTCAGCAATTTTTTTACCGTGTTCATCTGAAACGGCACTTAGATTATGATGAACCATTTAAAAAACCTATGATGGGTCTGGAATACCGACCGTAAAAGAAGCAAGGCTGAATGTATTGCCAGAAGTTACTGATTGTGAAGCAGAAAGTGAACCTGTCACTAACAACCTACTGTTGCTTGTATCTACGATTGCATAATGCGTAACCGTACCTGTTCCTGTGATGCTTCCGTCTGTAATTGCAGCCGCAGTTACTTCACGACCACCGCCTGATCTATCGGCGGGTGCGCCAATGGAAAGTGATGTAGAATTTCCTAAAGCGTATGTTGCGTTTGCTTCTGTGTAGGTTGTAGCTTCTTGTGAAGTCACTACTATTTTATTTGCTTCTGTGTCTAAAACGGTCAATCCGTTATCAAACACCCTGTCCGCTATAGTTGCCATAATTTAAATCTCCGTTTCAAATTGCATATGCACCTGCATCCTACAACATTTTATTTAATAAATGAAGTCCTAAGATGGTTCAGTAGGATACGTTGGATTCAATGGGTCAAACCCCTCTTGTGACGGCATATCTCTTAGTGCTTGACGATATGTCTGCCATTCTGTTTTTTTGCTATCGGATAAAGGGCTGTCTGGAACTTGTGTCCAATCACTTTTAGCAAGTTTTGCATTGCGATCTTCTCTAAATCCTAAAAGATTTTGACCATTGCTGTAAGCTTCTATTTCTTCGCTTGTTGGAACTGATAAAGTACCATCTACACAAGTTGAAAGGATGTGTTGGATACCATCTACATGATATCCACCCTCTGGTATCATTGGGGCAAGACTTTCCTCTGAACATACTACTGTACTTAAAAATGATCCATCTGCATTATAAATCGTATATTCCATTTTTAACCTGACAATACTAAAACTGCGATAGTGCCTTGTGAACCACCGCCACCGCTATCATTCCCTCGTAACTGTATTGAAAAACCTACCGATCCACTGGTGGAGGTTGTCGTACCAGTCATTACCATCGGTTGAAATTCTCTTAGTGGGTTTATTGTGATACTACCCTCTTTTGCTTTCAAATCTCTATAAGACGTATTAGCTAAAGTTACGTTGGAAGAAGTGGGGGTTACTCTTAAATAAGGACTTTCAACATTATTCGCGTGACCACCAATCTGTCCAACAACAATTACGTCTGCACCTACTTTTACGCCAGAAAACGAAACAGTGACAGATGCTGCCGTACCGTTTCTAGTAAGCGAGTTACTAAACACCGTAGTGTTAGCCTGACCGAGTGCAGGAAAACGATCTACGTCAAGCGTACCTGCGGTAATTTTCGCAGCATCCAAACTTCCAATTTTTGCACTTGTAACCGCTAAATCTTGAATTTTTGCTGCGGTAATCACTGCATCATTAATTTGTGCTGCTGAAGTTATTATTCCTGATGATGCAATGAGACCGCCTGTTATTTGATTAGCTGCTATCTTATTTGTGGTGATAGCACCTGCCGCTATTTCATTTGCACCAATCGCATTGGCTGATATTTTTGCAGCCGTGATTGCGTCATCAGCAATTTTAGCTGTATCAATTGTGCCATCAGGTATTTGACTTGCTGCAATAGAACCTGACAATTCGGAAAAGCTACTTGCGCCACCTGCGGCTGTATTCCAAGTTGACCCATCCCAAGCATAAAGCTGATCATTTGTTGTAAGATATACATTTTGACCAACAAAATCACCGCTTGTTGGCAATGAGGAAACAGGTTCAATCATATCTAAACCTGCATCAATAAATATTTGTCTTATGCCATTTTCAAAATCTGGATCATCTAAATATGTCGTTGTCGCGGACACCCCTGTTGTAAAAGCTGATGCATTGCCCGAAAAATCAACCGCCTTCAAAAAATAGTATCTTGTTTGATTTAAATTTAAGCCTGTACGCGTAAAAGTAGAACCACCAGAAACACCGACCTTTGTTGCACCGCTTGAGCTATTTGTGGTATTTTCATAAATTTCAACAAAATTCAAATCTGCATCTGCAGGGTTTGTCCAGTTTATTGTTATAAATTTAAAACCGCCAGTTGCAGAGATAGATGTGGGTAGACTTGGTGCAGTAGTATCACCACCGCCAGTAAAGGTTGTTGTTGCAAATGGTCCTTTATTTCCTTGTACAGTAACAGCTCTCACTCTTATTTGATATTCTACACCATCAACAAGTGGTGTTAATTCAATACTTGTTTCGGGAGTGATTGTAGATTGATAACTGCTATCTGCCGTTGCTTTGTGTTCTACCTCATAATGAGAAATAAAAGAATTATTAGGCGCAGTCCAAGAAACTATTACGCTATTGATAAAAGTTCCATCAGCTTGTGTTCTGCCACCGCCACCAGTTGTTAAACTAGAGATTGTTAAATTATCAGTAAGACTTGGCAAATTACTGTCATTTGATTTTAAATCTGCTTCTTCCGCATTCCAACTAAAAGCAGCCGAAGAAGTTTCCCTAAGTGTCAATCCTACGGAAAGCTCTCCACTATCTCTACTCGCTTCAAGCCTCCAACCGATTACTTCAAAATCTTTCGCGCTGAACCCATACCGCGAGTTTGTTATTTCGATAATATCTCCGACCTGCACCTCTAAAGCTTTCAAGCTAAATTTTGCGCTTAAAGTCATCGACTCCCTTGCTCTGAACAAAGTCATTTTTGCAATTCGTTGTGCAGCAATCGCAGAAGTTGTGAAAGGCAGAGGAAAGTCTAAAACATTTTCTACACCGCTATCGTCACTTATAAACGTAGAACTCCGCACTTCGGGATAGTCAGCTCTGCGCCAATCATCTTCTGCATTATTGAACATTCCACGGACAATATTAAAATTATCTCTCCTACTTGGCTTAGTTTCCAAAGTTACTTCGCTACGGAAATCATCTAGCGTAAAACTTTTTACTGGCGTTGAGTATGCACCCACTACAAGCTGCCACTGCCCTTGTCCCCAAAACAGCGTTCCTGCACAAGAGGCTACCATATCTGCAAGAATATCCTGTGGCGATCTATCTAGAGATAATACGCCATTTATTTCATACCGTTTCTCTGTGCCGCTATCGCTTAAAGTGACGTCCTCATCGCAGGTGTTTGCAGCCGCAGAAAAAACAGTATCATTCGTATCACCGCCATTGTTTAAACCATACTTTGAGGTCAAATAGTCCCTTATACACAATGCTGCATTTGCAGAAAATGCTGTCGAACCGCTTCTTGGGTCAGTGACCTTTTTTCCCTGCACAACTGCCGTAAATAAGGGTACACCTTGTGTAAAAACATCTTGGTTGTATTTAAGGCGAACATACAAACAAGCTATGCCTTGACCCCGAAAGTTTGTGTCGTCTCCGCTTTGACCATTAGCCCAATCAGGTGTATTTCCGTCGGTCAAACTATTCAAAGTAGTATAGACATTTTGTGTTGGCGAACCCTCAAACTTTTTAATTAAAATAGTCGAATTGCCATCACCATCTTGCCAAAGAGAAGTTGTAACATTTCCATCTGAGTCTAATGCTACCTCTTTATCATTAATATAAATCGTTCCGATATTATTTACTTCATGACCTGCTAATGTAATTATTTGGTGCAAGTACTCATTGTTAGTACCAGTTGACTCTAGGTAAGTTACAACCCCACCTTTACGCACAGTTCCATAGACAACTTCTTGTGCAGCATTCGGTGATCTTGTGTTTGTGAATAATCCGCGACTTGAACCAAAAGCACTGCTATCGAAATCTGGCATCATCGCTTTAAATGCCCAGTTTACTACCACACCGATAGCTATGCCGCCAATAATAGGTATTAAAATCGCAGGTATGACTGACGTAAGACCTAAAGCACTAACTATTGCAGTACCCACAATAGTCGGGTGCCTTGGCACATTATCCCAATCATTCCAATGTTTTACTGTTAAATCACCTAACTTATACTTCATTTATATTCCAAGCACTGGTAATGTTTTCTATCGGCAAGGCTTCAAGCCCATCGTCATTCAGAAACAAAGCATGTCGACCCCAAGCGATACCCATTGCTTTACCTATCACCCATCTTCGACATTGGTCTGTTAAAACCAAACACCCCTTTGGCGGTAATCCATCAACCCTTGTAAGCTTTCCAGATATTGCTTCTTCAATCGTTCTTGCCTTAAAAATTTTCCGAAGCTGATCTCTTTTAAATGTTTCATTACCTTTATGATATTTTCCAACCCAATCATCTGCCCAACCTTTTCCATACATAGCTTTGAAAGCACCATTCGTAAATGTTAAGCAATCATTGCTAAACCAAGCAAATGGCTGTCGCTTTACTCTAGCCACGTAATTATTCAAAGAATTTAAATCAGGAATTGTCTTCTGGTGGCTCATTTTCCCTACCCCAAGGCACTTGTTTATCTTGTAGTCGTGCAACCCACCTAAAAAAACTATCATTGCTATTTGAGTAACTTTCTGTCGCTATTACTGCCGAATGACTTGCCTCTGTATATCTCCTGACCACTGGTCTCTCCAAAACAATCAAACGACTTTCTACAGTCAATTTTATTGAAGAAGTCTCACCAGTATCAAGGATTGTCATTTGATCCATAAAACCTGAAAAGACTTCTGCTACATGCGTTACTCCTTGCACTCCCCAGAATACTTCTACCAATCTTCCTTGGTAATTTTCCGTAAGAGCGTAGGAAAGGATCGTACTGTCAAGACCATTGAGAGTTAGCGTACAACCTCTGGTGGAAAGGTCACTTACTTCTTCCAGACCTTCAATGTTAAGCAGATTGCCAGTGCCAATATACGTTTCGGTATTGATCGTTTTGTCACCATAACCTGTCCACAAACGTAATGTAGCACTCGCAAAACTTAATTTTACCGCATAAAACGGCTCAAGCTCACTATTGCTAAGTGCAGAAACAAGGCTTGCATTAATACTTCGTGTCATACTACCTCTACTGCCCCAAATGTAATTCCATAGGTACTAACGTCATTCGCATCCCATGAAGATTCATTACTGCTTAATCTAAATAGCCCAGAGGCACTTGTAAGGTCTGCAGAGACGCTTGAACGTGTTTTCCGCAGTGCAGGGAATATTTCAAGGTCAGCCGCACTCCCTGTGCCTGTGAAGTCCAGTATGACCTTATGTAAGGTGCTGTCCGATCCTGTCCCAAGCTGTATATAATCACCTGCAAGCAAAGTGTCGCCACTTGTGACCGTTGCTGAAACTGTCCTGTCACCTGCCGAACCGCTAATAGTAGCTGCTGTGGCTGTTCCTCTTGGGCTTGTTGCATCGGGATCATTTAGCAAAAACGAACCGAAACGACCGCGCAAACTTGCTAAAAAAGAAATCCACTGTTCTGCATTGGCTCTTTTCATTTTTGGCAGGGTTATATCTGCTTCCCATCTTTCCCCTGTGTAAGCATGGGTTTGACCTGCAAAAGTAAATGGACTTTCCGAATATGCTGTTGCAGTTACCATCGTCCACTTGATACTCTTAATACCTGTGGCTGTTGGAAGCGTTAAAGGATAACTTATTGCCATTAGGAAAATGCCCTCCCGAAACCACCGCCACGTCTTTTAGTATCTGCTACCGCCATTTTGGCACTTGCCGCTATCTCTGGCATCAATGACCTGATCTCTGTTCTCACTGTCTGCTGAACCCCTGTTGTGACGTTAATATTCTGAACAACTGTGACGCCATCCCCACCACTTAAAGCAGACCTTGTATTGTTGCTGTTCATCACCGTAGCCGCGCTTTGGGGAACAATTAGCTCTGGACCACGCTCACCAACTAAATACGGTTGCCTCGGGGAGATCGCGCCACCACTTGCCACTGGATTAAATAAAGATGAAAAGCTCACTGTTCTCAAACCCAATCCAGGGAATATAGAATTTAATACTGCATTTACAACGGTTAAGCGGAATATCTGCGCTATCACTTGCGCTACCGTTTGACGTATCAATTGTTTGAAATCGTCCATAGTTACCTTTGTCCCTGCAACCATTTTTTCGAAGATACTTGTGATCCCATCACCAAGATTCATAGCCGCATCTACAAAACTAGCAAAAACAGGCTCAGTCTCATATCGGATTTGGTGAGTAATTTTTTCTATGGCTTCTTGTGCAGCATCAAAAAGCTCTGAATCTTTACCAATTTTTTGGAGTTCTTTTAGTTCATCGTTTAAGTTTTTTATGCCAAATGTATATTTATCTACAAGTTTTTTTGCTTCTTCAAACGCTTTCATATCTGTAATAATATTAAAAGCGCTTGGGACACCGTCTGCCGCTGTTGCTACAGCGTGCAAACCTTCATCGACCTCTGCTAGTGTTCCGCTACCAAAATCTTTTAAATTTTTAACAACGTGTTCTGGCAACAAACCGTCAAAAGCTTCAGCTGCAAATTCTGCCGCTTCTTCTATTAAGCCAAGCTGATCTGCGGTATAACCTAAAGCTGCCGCGATTAGTAAAAGTGGTGTTCTTTTCGTAATTGCATTGAAAAATCGCATTGCAATACCAGAAGCCTTAATAGCAGTAGCTAATTTGACAAACTGCCTAACACCATTCACCACATTGATCGCAACCCCTAAAGCAAGGTAGACACCAAATGCGATAGCAAAACTTCTGAGATTATCTGCAGCAAATTCAATCGCTTTAGCTAACAACCTAAACGCAAAGCCAAGAGTTTGACCAATTTCCGTAGCCAAACCTTTGCTGTTTCTTAAAATATCTGTAATTACATTTGTTAATTCTATAAAACCTTCGTTGAGACCACTTTGCGCGATCTGTCCTTGGAAATTAAAAACCGCATCCCCAAGCATCGACAGCGCACCGCCAGTAGTCTTAGCGAATTGATCCATTGCCCCATCTGCTGTGCCACCTGCACCAAACGTATCTAGTATAATTCTTGC